TATTTTGTAACCACAACTACAGGAGGTACTGTAGTATCTGCTGCTTCCTCTATTGGTATCATTGGTGGTCTAACAGACACTTCAGGTTCAATAGAATGGGAGTTTGGTCAGCTACTAGGGATACGAGCCAGTTGTGCAACATCTGATTATGTAGGCACAGACGAAATTATATTACACGGAGATCATGATGGTAAAGTCTATCGCCAAGAAAACGGATCAAGCTTTAACGGCTCTAATATTATATCTGTTTACGCTACACCTTATCTAGATTTTGGTGAGACAGAACAACGAAAAGTTATACGAAAACTAAATACATTTGTACGTGCAGAAGGCCCATTCGAGATGAACCTCGCTATCGATTATGATTGGGGTGATTACAATACAGCAGTTCCTTCGACATATACTCAGACATCTGCTGGTGCGCCTACAATTTATGCAGGTCGTAACATTACATACAACGGAAGCAACGTAGTCTACGGCGGTGCATCTAAACCACTCATGACATCAGATATACAGGGTTCGGGCTTTGCAGTTCGAGCTACTTTTGTGACAGACGGACAATCAGAACCATTCTCAATTCAAGGATTAGTCTTTGAATTTAGTGCGGCAGGGAGAAGATAAAAAATGGCAGGTTACACACGGCAATCAACTGCTAGTATTATAAATGGTTCTAGTATTACAGCACCACCAATTAATGCGGAATTTAATCAGCTACTAGCTGCTTTTAATGCATCAACTGGACATACTCATAATGGTGCTACAGGTGATGGGGCATACATACCTTTAATAGCGGATACAAATGCTCGTAATAAGGTGGTTGTAAACACAAGTACTAATCAAATTGGGGTGTTTGTTGAAGTATCTAATGCCGCAGTAGAGCAGTTACGTTTTTCTGACGGTGCTATTATACCTGTAATAACTAACGATATAGACTTAGGTACTTCTGGTTTAGAGTTTAAAGATTTATACTTAGATGGTACGGCACACATAGATACACTTGATGTAGATATTAATGGTGCAGTTGCAGGTACATTTACTATAGGAAGCACACTAGGTGTTACTGGAACAACTACTCTAAGTACAGCTAATATAACTACAGGTGTTATTACTTCTGTAGATATTAACTCTGGTGCGATTGATAATGTAACTATAGGTGGTTCAACAGCAGGTGTTGGTTCATTTACCACACTTAATGCTTCTGGGACATCCACTCTTGCTACCGTAGATATAAATGGGGGTGCTATTGATGGTACTATTATCGGTGCAAATACTGCCGCAGCCGCTACAGTAACAGCCCTAACAGCTTCTGGAACATCTACACTATCTACAGTTGATATAAATGGGGGTGCTATTGATGGCACAACTATAGGTGCATCTTCAGCCGCCGCTGGTAGTTTTACTACAGTTACGACTTCTGGTCAGGCTACCCTAGCTAGTGTAGATATAAACGGCGGCAACATTGATGGTGCTATTATTGGTGCTTCTGCTACAGCCGCAATCACAGGTACAACTATTACAGGTTCTAGTTTTGTAGGGCCACTTACAGGTAACGTAACAGGTAATACAGCAGGTGTTCATACAGGTAACGTAACTGGTAACGTAACAGGTAATATTACAGCAGGTTCAGGTACATCTACACTTAATAACCTTACAGTTAATGGTACGCTTGATGTTACAGGCACAACTATTGCTAATGTTACTGACCCAACCAATGCTCAAGATGCAGCTACAAAGAACTATGTAGATACAGAAGTATCAGCACTTGTAGATTCTTCACCTTCCGCATTAAATACTCTTAATGAGTTAGCGGCGGCAATCAATGATGATGCAAGCTTCTCTACAACAATAACAAACTCAATAGCTACTAAGTTACCACTGGCAGGTGGAACTATGTCTGGTGCAATTGCGATGGGTACTAGCAAGATAACTGGACTAGGTGATCCAACAGCTAACCAGGATGGTGCTACTAAAAACTATGTTGACACAACTGCCTTACTAAAATCAGGTGGTACTATGGCATCTGCTATAGCGATGGGTAACAATAAGATTACTGGATTAGGTACACCTACTGCTAATACTGATGCAGCAACAAAAACGTATGTTGATAGTATTGCTGGATCAAATACTGCGGCGGCGGCTAGTGCTACTCAAGCGGCTACTTCAGCTACCAATGCGGCTACATCAGCTACAAACTCAGCTAACTCTGCAACGTCTGCGGCTACCAGTGCTACTAATGCCGCTAATTCTTATGACTCTTTTGATGATAGATACCTTGGTGCTAAATCATCTGCTCCTACAGTAGACAATGATGGTGATGCTCTTATTACAGGTGCATTATATTTTAATACTACAAGTAACATTATGTTTGTTCGTAGTAGTGCAGGTGGTTGGCAAGCCGCTGGTTCATCCGTTAATGGTACATCAGGTCGTAACACATACACAGCTACAGCAGGTCAAACAACATTCTCTGCAACATATGATGTAGGCTATGTAGATATTTATCTCAATGGTGTAAAACTTTTAGTTGGTACAGACGTAACAGCTACAAGTGGTTCTACTGTAGTATTAGCTACAGGTGCTACTGTAGGTGATATTATTGACATCGTAGGCTACGGTACATTCCAACTTGCAGATCACTATAGTAAGACAGCATCTGATGCTAGGTTCTTAGGTCTAGCTGGTGGCACTATGACAGGTGACATTGATGGTAATGGCAATAAAGTTTTATTCGGTAACGTATATTCTCAAGTATCAGACCTACCAAGTGCATCAACTTATCATGGTATGTTTGCTCACGTTCATGCAACAGGTAAGGGTTACTTTGCACATGCAGGTAACTGGGTTGCTTTAGCTAATGACACAGAAAAACTAAACTTATCTGGCGGTACTATGACAGGTAACTTAGATGTTGGTGGATCGATTGAGTTTGATAGCTTATCTGGTACAGGTTCTGTCTCTATCACAGATATACTTGATGAAGATAACATGGCATCTAACAGTGCAACAGCACTAGCTACACAACAGTCTATTAAAGCTTATACAGATACAGCAGTAGCAAACTTAGTTGATAGCTCACCTGCTTCTCTTGATACACTCAATGAGTTAGCCGCTGCTTTAGGTGATGATGCATCATTCAGTACTACTATAACTAATAGTATTGCTACTAAGCTACCACTAGCAGGTGGTACACTTACAGGTAATCTGGATGTTGGTGGCACAGTGACTGCTGATGGGCTGACTGTGGATGGGAATGCTACGATTAGTTCTGCGGCAGGTTCTCTTTACTTAGAGGATAACAATTATACAGCAGGGCAGAAAGTATTTGGCGTTACTTCTAAGTCAGGTGACTTGTTCCTCAGATCGTTTACGGATGACAAGCTAACTGCAACTAATCGTTTTGGTATTGACCACTCCACAGGCGACATCAGTTTCTACGAAGACACAGGCACAACTGCTAAGTTCTTCTGGGATGCGAGTGCTGAACGGCTTGGGTTGGGAACGAGTTCTCCTAGTCTTTCCCTGACAACGCTTAGTGGTACTGCAAATACGGCTATAGCTCAATTCACTGGCACAGATGTTGGTAGAGGCTTGCGTATTGAAACAGCATCAACAACACGGAGTGACGACACTGCAATCCTAAACGCATCAGATGCCTTTGGTGAATTAGCATTCGAAACCAACAGCACAGAACGTATGCGTATTAATTCTTCAGGGCAAGTTTTAGTAAATCCTCTTGGCGTATCTACACCTAGTTTTGCTTTTACTAACGATACTAATACAGGTATGACACGCCCAACAGGCGATACATTACAGTTTGTTACTGGCGGCTCAGAACGCCTCCGCATAGACTCATCAGGCCGAGTTGGTATTGGTGTAACGAGTCCAGATAATAGGCTTGTAATTGCTTCTGGAAGTGATGGAACGGGAAATGGCGACGGCGTTGCTTTTTATGGAGGCGTTTCCAATAAGCAAGCCGCAATAGAGAGCTACAACGTTGGCGGTTACAGCGGTGATTTACGTTTTTATACAGGTAATAAATCTTCGGCCAACACTACAGTTACAGAACGTTTCCGCATAGACTCATCAGGCCATTTAATGGGCAAAGTTCCTGATGTAAAAATTGGAGCAGATACAGGTTCTGTTTTGTTTGGTACTGTTAGTTCTAACTCTACTAAATTTATTACTAACAACACAGAACGTATGCGCATAGACTCATCAGGCAACTTGTTGGTGGGAATGACTTCAGCAAGCACTAATAATGATGGTGCTGGTATTCGTTCAGATGGTTTAATACATGCTAAACGTGCCAATGTGGTTGCTACATTTAATCGTAAGACATCAAATGGTTCTATAATTGAGTTGGCAAAGGACAACACAGTTGTAGGTAGTATTGGTAGTTTAGCTAGTGCTTACCTATATATAGGGTCAACAGGTGGTACAGATACATTTGCAAGTTTCCACAACGGAGGCTTTAGACCTGCTACAAATACTGGGGCAGACAATGATAACGCTTTAAATCTTGGTGGTGCTAGTGGTCGTTGGAAAGACGTATACGCTGTAACATATCACGGCGATGGCTCTAACCTAACAGGTGTTGGCGGTAGTACAGCTCTTGGTGCTGTTGGTACTTATGCTTATCTAAAGAATGATAGTGGTACTACTAGAAGTGCAGGTTATGTTGGGTCTACATCAAGTGGCTATCAGTGGGGTGCTGGCGATGCTACAGCCCAAAGTGGTTCTTCAGGAACAGCGGGTAGTTGGAGATGTATGGGCTATGCTTATGTATTTAAATGCACAGTATGGGTCAGAATATCTTAATGAACAACAATAATAATAGGAGGCGGTTATGCCACAAGTAACAATAACAGAAGTGCGTAACGCACAATCATTAAACGCAGAGAATACTTGTTTTGAAGTAGAGATTAATCATCCAGAGTTCGGGTGGATATCTTACGGATTAATGTCTTATGACACAGACATGACTGTAGACAACAGCGTATTGCTTGAACTTATAGGTACAGACTATGCGGCGTATGTAGCACCTACTCAAGAAGAACTAGATGCAGAACTAGCGGCAAGTCTAAGGGCGCAACGTGATGATAAGCTAGTCAATGAAGTAGACCCTGTAGTAACCAACCCTCTACGTTGGGCTGAACTTACAGATGCTAAACAAGCAGAGTGGACACAGTACCGAACTGACTTGCTTAACTTACCAGCACAAGCAGGTTTCCCGAATACAGTAACATGGCCTACAAAGCCTACCTAAAAGAATTTACTTACCTAAACTTTAGCTAAGTAACAAACCCAAGATAATCATGTCTTGGTAAACCTAACCACAAACTTAAAGGAGTTTATAATGGGAAAAACAGAAAAAAACCCTACTATAACAGTTAACGATAAAGAATACGAAATTGAAAGTATGACTGATCAGCAAAAGATTATGATTAATCATATTACCGACCTGGACAGAAAGCTATCTACAACGCAATTTAACCTAGATCAGCTAGGCATTGGTAGAGAAGCTTTCGTAAAAATGCTTACTACATCACTGGAAACCCCACCAGTAGAAGAAGCAGCTTAATTTAAATAAAAAGGATGA